ACAAGAATTGAATGACGTCGTTGACGTCGCCAATTTCTACGCCGTTGAATTGCACAACATCAGAAGGGCCGAACCATTGAGGCCCAGTTTGATTTGGAGTTGTGATCATTGCAGCTGGTAGCCAAGTAAATGATGCTGGCAGTCCAGTGGAGTATCTGCTAGTCACGAAGGCAAAAGCGCGGCCATAGAAGAAAAGGTCACTAAAAATATTTGAGTAGAAAAAGTTGCGCGTAACCTTCGGGTCTGGCTGTTCCATCCAAGGCTCTAATGGCAAATAGATTTCTTCGTAGCGTTCGCCTGTCCACTGCTTTGAATAGTGGCGCATCTCTAAGCAACCGATCATGGAAGCCAAAAGGTCTTTCGAGCGTGACACGGTCGGGTTCTGCAATGCGCGTTGTTCGGCTGCGCCTGTGGTATAAGCAAGGAAGTCGTTTATCTGTGCAGCGCCAGCGCCAGCGGCAGCCTTAACTGGGGCAGACGACATTTGTGCCGTCGTAACTTTTGGAGTGAAGAATCCCACGGGCGGAGTCTTACACAAACTTGTTGCATTTGCAACTACCTTGCTGAACCCATCATTGCCCGACCAGATTGAGTTGGGCGAGAGACCAGCGAAGCAGCTGCAACAAGGCACCTTGCGCATTCGATGGGCCCCGGACTTTTCTGGCTTGACAAAACGACGGCTCCATTGGCTTTGACAAGGGTCGCCCTGTTGACGTGTTCTGCCAGCATCTCTTCGCCAGTGTGCAACAACCTGCCCTCAGTAATCATTGACTTGACTAGCCCTGTGTACTTAATCATCTCTGCATAGCCCCACAAAGAGCGCCGACGGATTAAAGGCTCTGGCGTGTGAAGGTCAAGCGTTGGGGTAATAGCCAATTTAAGTTTTGGGTCGTCCTCCATGAGACGCTCGATGTGTCGCCACATTTGGCGGTTGGTTTCGCAAGTGAAAGCAACGCTGGCAACAATGTCGCCGTCGCTGTTGAGGCCACAAAGGATGCCGACATATTTTGAGTCGTCTACAGAACTGTCCACAGCCAAAACAGTATTGCCACCAACTAGGTCTTGGTTTGTGGTATAACGCTTCGCCCACTCACCCGGATTTATCCACGAGTTAGCAGCAGCGACCCATAAATTGCAATGCGCTCGAAGGTACTGCGAACGGTCAGGTGCAGCGGCTGCACTTTCTAAACCTTTCATTGTGATGGTGCGCCCAAGCGCTGGGTTGGCGTAGCCCCAATACTGAGGGTCATCAGGAGACACCCCAGTTGGCAAAGACCATTCAGCCATGAACAGATCAGAACGCTCGCCAGAGTCAATAACGCCCAACCCTTGCTCACGCAATTTAAGAAACGCCCGTGACGATTCATCGCCAGCAGTTGAGACAAGAAACGCCAGCGGAGATGGCACAGCAATCTGGGATGGCTTCAACGCTCCAAAATATGTGGCCTCAGTGATTGCCCAAAGTTCGTCAACAATGAGAATGTCCCAAGTGCCACCATGCTTTTTACCTGTCGCGCTGTTCACTTTATAAACAGACCCATCGAGCATCTTGACCTGATGCCGACCGTAAGCCCACGTCACTTTTGCTAGTCCAGACTCTTCGAGCAGTTCAAAAACTTCGCGCAAGTCCTCAAACACTTCGGTTGCCAAACCCAGTTCATGAGCCGTTGACATAATGCGAACTGGTCGCCCCCAGATACGCGGAAGTTCCGTCAAGCAAAAGCCCACCAAAGCAGAAAGCATTGTGGTCTTGCCGTTCTGTCTGCCAGTACTGATCAGAGCAGTGCTTGAAATAAAGTTTCCAGCCTCATCATGCTCCAAAGCACCATCGAGCGCATTCATCTGCCACGGAAACAACGTCCTACCAAGATGCGCCTCACTCCAAGCCCCCACCAAAGACGAGTAAGAACCAAACGCCCCAGTCGGCGTAACCAACCGAGGCTGCTCAACGCCAACCCCAATGATTGCAAGGGTTTCATCGTGGTCTTGAACCGAGTCATGACTGTTCATGGAGATATCAGAAAAAGGGGTCGGGGTCGTTAATTTTTGATTTCTTAAAAAAGTTTGTGGTTTTTTTTGATTTTGGTCTAATCCAAGTATTTCTGCTCTGGCGTGTTGTTGTGCGCTTCGTTTTGCATTTAGGTAACTATTTCCGCGTGTTGCATTGCACTTTTTACAAGAGCCACAAAGATTCTCTAAGTCGTCTGTCCCTCCACGATCTACTTCAATGAGGTGGTCTGCTTCTGTGCTTGGAGCCTTACGGCACCAGTGACAGATGGGTTCGTGTTCTAGGACTATGCGTCTGTTGCGCATGAACTCTGGGCTGTTTCGTTTGGTCATTGTGTTTCCTTTGTTGTGGTGATGTTACTAGCGCCCTTGCTTCGCTACGGTTGCTTTCAGTTGCTACTGAGGTCTGTGGTTTGTGTTCCCCACAGTTCAGACCTGTCGGCCTTGGTTGCCGGACACCTTAGGGAAGTGGACACCATTCGTATTTATGACGTTTAGACGCTGAACAGTGGCTAACCCCAGCATCCATTCAAGTAAGTCATCACAAGAGGCAAGGCGCACTGCACTACCCACGTTCCCGTGTAAACACCAACAGAGTTCAACTCCCTATGTGGCCATGCTTGTAATCAGTTGTAGAAGCAATCAGTCTTTGCGGACGCCTTGCAATATGGCAATACCGATGCATAGCAGAAGGGCGTACCAAGCGAGGATTAACACTGGGAGAGCCTTTGGGCTATAAAGTCGATGTCTGATGGACGCCAAAGGTAGCACTCAGCATGAGGGTGCAATGTCCTTAGCCATTGCAGCTGTGCATCTGAGGCTTTGCCTTTCTCGGTCTTTAGTTCAGCAAAGATGAGTCCGCGCTGTTCATGAGCCATGACAATGTCAGGAAAGCCTGTTGAGCCTGTGGTGATATATCGGCCTGTGCGTGTCATTGAGGGCTGCGAATGATGCAATGACCAGCCGTGAATGTAAGCAAGCGCTTTTACCTGTTGTTGAAATGAGGCTTCACTAATTGGTGTCATAATCAATAACCATTCTGCCTATAAGTTCTGCTACTTGAGGGACAACGGCGTTTCCTAGTCCTCTAAGTCTGTCCACCCTAGAGGGAATCCCATGAGCCACTCGACCCACATTGGGTTCAACTTTCCACCAATCATTTCGGGGCTGCGTTCCGCAATTGTCTCCCGTAACGCCATATCCCGACTTTTGGTTTTCGATTGAGGCCAAATCACTGCTGCCTTGTAATCCGACGCTTTTGGTGTCGGCCACTTTTCGGGATAAGCCACTGCGTCCTTGAGTGTCGGTGGGGTTGTCCTGCCGGGCCGATTGTTTGTCTGTTGGCGTTCTAATGCTTCCTCCGAACGTGGCGGCAGATAATCCATAGTGGTTGGCGTTGGCCACATCTGTACTGCCTGACCCAATGAAACTGAGTGCATTGAACCATCTGTCTGCTGTGAAGATTTGAGGTTGTCTGTGTAAACGTCCGCTGTTGTCGGTGTTGGCCAATTCCCTGATGGTGTTGGTGCCTGATTGACTGCTGCTACTAACCCCCACATTCTGTTTGGCTTGGGATTGACGTTCTTGCTGTCGTCCACTGTTGGGGTAGGCCAAAATGATAATTCGCTCTCTGAGATGTGGCGCACCAACAGAGTTTGCGGAAACAATTTGCCATTCCGCGTCGTACCCGATGCTGGCCAAATCCCCAAGAACTTCGGAGAGTCCGAGAGTAATGTGGCCTCGTACATTCTCCAAGATTGCGTATCTAGGTCGTAATTCGCTAATGGCTTCTCGAACCCAAGGCCATAAGTGTCGTGAGTCATTAGCGCCATTGCGCTTTCCTGCTGTCGAAAATGGTTGGCAGGGGTATCCACCACATATGACGTCAGGTCGAACAATGTTTCCCCAGTTGATTGTTTTGATGTCTCCATAATTTGGCACCTTAGGCCAATGCTTCGCTAAAACCTTCGAAGCGTAAGGGTCAATTTCTGATTGCCATATGACTTCCATACCGGAGCGTTCAAGTCCAAGATCAAGGCCGCCAATTCCGGAAAATAGTGAGCCAACTGTCAGCATTAAAACGGCTCTTCTAGTGTGTCGTAGTGTGGCGCTGGTGTCTCACCTGATTTAAGCGTGTCAATATAGGCGCTTGCTTCTCTTTTAGTCATGGCCTGCAAATTGGCTGGCGGTACTTTGCCCATTGATTTACATACAGCACGAATCATGTTTTGTTGTTTGTCGCTGGCAAGGTTGCTGTTCTCAGTGATTTGGGTGTCGCCCTGCATACGCACGACCTTGCCCATTTCTTCACGGCTTGGGCGCTTGGTAAAGTCAGAACCCGACAGTCCTGCATTCGCTAAAGCACGACCCACAGCGCCAGTTTCACAATTCTCTAGAT